AGACTCTTAGTGAAAAACAAGATGATCACCTGGCAGCATAACACCTTACCTCTAGCAGACTGGATAAACGTCAGCTACAACAACAGACCCTGGGAACAGGAGGCTTTCCAGCTACAGGGTCCGTTAAGAGATTCTATCATAACCAAGCTATATCAATAAGTTTTACTATAAACCAACTGTATCATGTTTTGTACCAAGAAAAAAACGACTACCTGTTCATCCCTATTAGATAGGAGAACAAACATCTTGAGTGTTTTTACCAAGACCAGAGATGAGCTTATCGAATTACTGGAAGACCAGCATGCATATTCTCAAGACCTGGCAGATCAGATCCAGGTACTGAATGTCGAGAAGACCTGTACGGATATCGATATCAAGGAATCTCAGAGCATCTTGACCAAGATTAATAACTTTTTAAAATAACCAAATGGCTGAAGTGTATACGGACCTGGAGCGCGCTTTAAATCCTTCTAAACCCATGGACTTCTGTGAGGCTGTTTATCAGCTTCGCTTTGGTCACGTGGTAAGACGGGAAGGCTGGCCCGAAACGCAGTATCTCAAATACTATGTTGTTCCTACAGAGGGAGACAAAGTATCCCGAGGAATATACATGTGCTGGCCATCTGACAAGCTATTCTGGGATCCTAAACAAGAAGACATAACAGCCGAGGACTGGCTTATCGTCCACTGATCATATGGAGTCATTAAATGAATATCTAGAGTATACAGATTTATTGAATTCTATTCAGGAGGCACAATCTGTATTAAGTATGAGAAACGCAGTTATTAATACACCACAGGGACAGTCTATAACTGTAACCACCGGTTCTAATGTAACAACCGGTTCTAGTATAACAGGTATCCTGAATGGAACTACAACGGGTACAACATATTATACGCCACAGTATGTCATGAACCAGGGTGTTTACGGTACTATAGAAAACATCGAACCACCTGTAGTTCCTGAAAATGTAATCGATGAGCTAACGCTGATGATCGCATCCTTAGAAAAAGACGAAGACGAACAAATGCAGAAAGCAGTTAAGCACCTGACTTTCGCTAAAGCCTATCTGGAGAAGATGGTGCTAGATAAACTAAACCAAAAATTATAATGGCCAATGTAACACAAATAGAAAAGCGTGTACGCATGGACAACTGGGATATTGTGAAATACCAGATCCTGACCCATTGTTACCTACAGAAGATCATTCTGTCTGAAGCTGACCTGGACTGCCTGACATTCTTAGCGGTCCTTGGAGAAATAGAGCTTACCAACTTCTGTACAAAGGCTGCTGATCGCAAGATCTTCCAGTCTCCGCAGACAGTTAGAAATGCGCTCAACAAAGCGGAAAGCAGAAACCTGATCACCAAAGAAGGTAAAAGCAAGAAACGTATCAGTATCCATCCGGATCTGAAAATACAGACCAGTGGTAATATCCTGTTAGACTATAAATTTCTAGCCCTTGAGACCGCTCAAAACTAAAGAACTGTTTCCACAGATTGCTGAACAGACTAACTGTACAGAAGATGAAGTACGCGCTGTAGCGGATTTCTTCTGGTCAGAGGTACGCCAGTCTTTGTCTGGACTGACAGATATCCGGATTCACCTGCATAACCTGGGTGATTTTACGATTAAGCACTGGCTGATCGATAAAGAAGTAGAACGGTGCCGGAACATTATAACCAACCGGTCCCAACTGAGTAAACCTCTACAGACACGGATTGATCAGCTCCTTGGAGCCAAAGAGATCCACCAGGAAGAGGTACAGCGAAAAGAATTTATCTATAACCATAAAAAACTATCCAATGAAAATAAATCCAGAAAATCTTCTTAAGGTTTGGAAGTCTAAAGGTCAGATCCTGGAAGGCATTGTAAACAAGGTGTTCAAGCAGGATCACATCGAAGAGATCTCAGCTGAACGCATGAGCATCTGTTCCAGTAACCTATGTGGTATGTATGATCCTGACGGCTCTTCTGAACGGGCTGCTGTTAAAGGACAACCAGCCTGTGCAGGGTGTGGATGCGCATTAGAACTTAAAACCCGCTGTCTATCCTGCCATTGCCACCTGAAAGATATCAACCAGCATCCTTTATGGGAAGCCGTTGTGTCTCCTGCGGAAGAAACCCTATTACGCGAACGAATGACACAACCTGATGGCGCGCAAGAAGATACTGCTACACAAGGATAATGTAAGGCTAAGCGTGGTACACCAAGTATACCGGAACAAGATTCAGTATACCAAGTTACCTGACGGAGAGTTGTACCCTGAAAAACGGGAAACCCTACGTAAAGAAATGACGCTGCAGAAATGGTTTAAAAAGGATGCCATCACTTCCGTAGAGGAATATGTCACCCACGCAAATAAGATCGCTAAATCACGCAGTATCATTTTTGATAAGTACTCAGGAAGGTCTTATATGACCTACCATTCTCCTGACGAGATTATGAGTACGATTTACCCGGATGTAAAACAAACGATAGGATTCAACAAATGAGTTTAATATTTAAGCCAGAACACCATGAGTATATTTCCCTGAACGAGGAGAATATACCCTGGATTAGCGTGACCAGTTTTATCAGTCACTTTAAGCCGAAGTTCGACGCACCAACCCAAGCCGTAAAGTCTTCTAAGAATAAGAAGAGTAAATGGTACGGAATGACGCCTGAAGACATTCAGCAGGCATGGATTAACGAAGCTAACCGGGCAACAGGTCTGGGAACCTGGTATCACAACCAGCGGGAAAGCGATCTCTGCGAACTGGAAACGATGGAGCGCGATGGAGTTTCCATTCCGATCGTTAAGCCTATAGAAGTAGAAGGAATTAAATATGCCCCCAACCAAAAGCTGGAGGACGGTATATATCCTGAACATTTGGTGTACCTAAAGTCTGCAGGTCTCTGCGGGCAATCCGACTTGGTGGAAGTCGTGAATGGATACGTTCATATCACAGACTATAAAACCAACAAAGAAATCAAGACGGAAGGGTACACCAACTGGGAAGGTATTACTTCTAAGATGTACGCTCCGGTTAATCACCTGGATGACTGTAACCTGAAACATTACAACCTGCAGCTGAGCCTGTACATGTACATGATCTTAAAGCATAATCCTAAGCTAAAACCCGGAAGACTAACCATTCACCACATTAAGTTTGAGGAAGCCGGTCGCGATAAGTATGATAACCCTATCTCAGCCCTGGATCCTTACGGTGAGCCTATCCTACAGGATATAGTTAAGTACGAGATGCCTTACCTCAAAGAAGAGGTGATCAAGTTGATCAACGAGCTGAAAGCCAACCCTGAGAAGTACCAGAAAAAAATTTAGACCAGCTTGCTAAAGATTTTAGTATCCTATGAGAGAAGAACTAATGGTTGACCGGGAGACCGAAGGTGCTATGATAGCCAAAGTCATCTTAGACCTAAAGAATAAATACCCAGGGTTGGATCCAACTAATACAGTTGTGGTCATGGTATCCCCGGATTACAGTGCCACGATCGCGATGCACATGGCGCACTGGTTAAGTGCAGGCGGAGAGATGTGCGACCTGATGATAGTCGACGTACCGTATCCTGACCAGGAATCGTATCCTTTTGCAGTAAAGCTAACTAGAACATTAAAGCTTGCAGAAAAGACATATCAGAACTATGTGCTGGCTGAAGCCGGTATCATACGTGGAGGTAACTACCACTGGATCTGTAACCTGATGCGGCAGTACATACCGCAAGACAGCCGGATTATTACGACTACTATGTATGAGAACATACACAGTAAGTTCCAAAGCGACATAGTAGGCCAGTACTACGATGACCACAAAGAAGACCTCACTTTCTACTACGAAGAGTATAATAAACACTGGGACTAATGGTAAGATTATTTGACGTTCAGAACGGTAAAGTGATACCTACTGAACATTGTTACACTCTTAAGTTTCTTAAGACCATCATGGATGAGTATCCTGAGGATCATCTTCAGATCTATACTTACCTGTTTTATATGACCTGTCCTAACCCGGATCTTAATCCCTTTTTCCATTACAGGACAATTGAAAAAGAAGAAGCGGTCTACGAAGAAGTAGGTGGAGAATTCTCTATGGAAGATGAACTTATCGTGCATGCTCTCAAGATGTGCGAGAAGATGTATGAGACAGAGACCTCCAGAGCATATAACGGTATCAAGATCGCTTTGGACAATATCGCGGACTACATGGCTAAGAGCTCTATTACAGACGGTAGAGATGGTAACATCTCCCAGATTGCCAACGTAGCTAAGAATTTTGACGGCATCCGCCAGGCATACAAAGGAGTATTTAGAGACTTAATCGAAGAACAACAATCCTCTGTACGTGGAGGCCAAAACTTAGCGTACGATCAATAACTATGAAACCTATCAGCCAGTACATTTTCCATTATAATTCCTACACCGCGCTGTGGGCCTGTGTAGACAGGGAACACTATGTCGACTACATGAACGGTAAGGCTTCTTACGAGCATGTAACTTATTCTGAGTCTATTGAATCGCTTATCTCCATGTTTAATCCTATCCCTGATTCCTATGACAACTCCTCGCAAGAAGAAAACAGCTCCGAAAGCTAAAAAAGGTTTTGCCCACATCTACCTGGATATCTATGACGCATCTGTAATTGTGTCAATTAACCAGACAGATCTAGAATTTAAAAAGAGTTACATCAAAGCGAAAGGACAGGAAGATGATATTCTGCTGGACATGTACGTACAACAGACTTCCCAAGAGTCAGAACGCCATTTAGGTCGTACGCTGTTTAGTGCAGGAACCGCTACGATCCGGATCTACAGTGACTTGTCTACATCGCAGCGAATGGGAACGCTTGTACACGAACTGTTCCACGCAACAGATATGATCCTGGATGATAAAGGACTACAGCTGGTAGTCGGATCTGATGAAGCTTATTCGTACCTGATCGGGTACTTGATGGAAAAAACGATGGACTGCTACAAATGACACCTTACTTAGAAATACCTACTTATGAAAACGGCACCTGGTCCGAAACTGTGTTCTACACTCGCGAAGAATTCAAAGCGTTTGTTCTCTCGATATTTAAAGAACCCGGTAAGTACAATTTTGACGAGACGTCCTTATTCTTTAATGAGCAAGGTAGGTTCTTTCAAAAGAATGGGTATTACTGCTCCGCGCCTTTTCGGTCCAAAGACTTTCTCAAGTACTGGGATGAGCAGAAGCATCGCTGTAGGGTCGGTGTTATATTTAAAAGCGGTCAGGAAACATGGTATATCTCGCGGGACTATTACATGTGGCTTAATTTTCTGCCGATCTACGATAAGGAAGAAAAACGCTTCGATTTTGCAAAGGTCCGTGATGCGCAGTATCACATGGCTTTATACGAACAACTTGCCGAATTACATTATAAGCACGCTATTATCCTAAAGAAACGTCAGATCGCCTCCTCGTATTTCCACATGGCGAAGCTGATTAATCAATACTGGTTTGAGGAAGGCGCGGTACTCAAGATAGGAGCTTCCCTAAAGGATTACATTTCGGAAAAAGGATCCTGGAAATTCTTGAATGAGTACCGAAACTTCTTGAATGAACATACTGCCTGGTACAGACCATCTGAACCAGATAAGATCTTCTCCTGGCAACAGCGTATTAAAGTCCGTGTAAACGGTCGTGATACGTACAAGGGCAACAAATCTTCGATGACCGGAATGTCATTTGAGAAAGACCCTACTAATGGTGTCGGTGGACCGGTAACTTACTTCTTTCATGAAGAGGCAGGTATTGCTCCAAAGATGAATGACACCTACGGTTTCATGAGACCAGCCATGAGGTCTGGTTTTATGACAACAGGTATGTTTATCGCTGCAGGATCTGTCGGTGACCTGGACCAGTGCGAGCCGATGAAGCTGTATGTACTGCATCCGGAGGACAACGACTTCTATGCAGTAGAGTCTGACATCATAGATCACGACGGAACTATCGGTAAGACCGGTCTATTCATCCCAGAACAGTGGTCTATGCCACCGTTTATAGACCAGTGGGGTAATTCCCTTGTCGAGGAAGCGTTAGCCGCTCTAGAGGAAGAATTCGCTAACCTGAAAAAGAAACTGGAACCGGCAGCATACCAGCTGGAGGTATCTCAGCGACCAAGAAATATTGAGGAAGCTTTTGCTACCCGGAAACTGGCTAAGTTCCCAACCCACCTTGTCACCAGACAGCTACAAAGAATCGCTGATAAAGAATATCCGGTAGAGTATGTAGACCTGGTACGGGATGAACATAACAAGATCACCCAGAAGGATTCACGCAAACTACCTATTACAGAGTTTCCGATCTCTAAGAAGACCGAAGACAAAGAAGGCGTGATCTGTATCTACGAGAGACCGATGAAGAACGTTTCGTGGGGAACGTACTACGGATCTATTGACCCCGTTGCAGAAGGTAAGACAACTACGTCTGACTCTTTATGTTCTATCATCATCTACAAGAATCCTGTAGAGGTTACTAAGCGGGAAGGTGAGGACAAGATCACCAACTACATCGACCGGGATAAGATAGTGGCTACATGGTGTGGTCGTTTCGATGACATCAACAAGACCCACGAACGCCTGGAGTTAATGATCGAATACTACAACGCCTGGACGATCGTCGAGAATAACGTGTCCCTGTTTATTCAGTACATGATCTCGCAGCGAAAGCAGAAATACCTGGTACCAAAAGACATGATCCTGTTCCTAAAAGAACTAGGAGCCAACAAGTCTGTATACCAGGACTATGGCTGGCGCAACACGGGAACGATCTTTAAAACAAACTTGTTGTCTTACGGTATCCAGTTCCTGCAGGAAGAGATGGATGTAGAGACAGAACCTGATGGAACGATCACAAAGATCCACTACGGAATAGAAAGAATACCTGATCCTATGCTCCTAAAAGAGATGTTGGCCTACCAAGACGGAGTCAACGTCGATAGACTGGTAACGTTTTGTGCCTTAGCTGCTTTTGCTAAAGTACAACAATCTAACAGAGGTCTACAAAAACGTGTAGAAGTAGAGAACGATAAATTGGAGAACTCGCAAAATTTCAGTAAATTATCTATGAGGTCTCCTTTTAGACATATGGGTAATCCGGGTTCAAACGTGAGCGGGATGAACAGACCTCGAAGTGCATTTAAGAACCTTAAATAAACCCACATGGCTCACAACCGATCTGAGCGCTTTGATGAGATTACTCAGGCGATTCAGGAAGAAAAAGCAAGTAACAGAGGACCTATTAAGTTTCAGTTACAGCTGAACGAGGAACAAAAAGATGCAAAAGAAGTTATCCTGGCTAATACCGTAACGGTGTTATCAGGTCAAGCGGGAAGTGGAAAGACCTTACTGGCCTGTCAGGTAGCTCTAGATCTTTTGTTTAAAAAACAAGTAAAGAAGATCATCATCACCCGCCCAACGGTGAGTAAAGAAGATATCGGGTTTTTACCAGGGGACCTAAAAGATAAAATGCAGCCCTGGATGCAGCCTATCTATTCCAACTTCTACCAGTTGTACAACAAGGAAAAGATAGACAAGATTATTAAAGATGAATTAGTAGAGATCGTACCAGTCGCTTTCATGCGCGGGAGAACCTTCCTGGATTCTATGGTAATCGTAGATGAGTCTCAGAACTGTACAAACGAACAGATGAGCATGATCATCTCCCGCTTGGGTATCAGAAGTAAAATGGTGATCTGTGGCGATACAGCCCAGGTTGATTTAAAATATAAAGGCGACAGCGGATTTAAGTTCCTGTTGACAGTCAGTAAAAAAGTTAAAGACGTAGCAACGGTATTCCTTAAGACGAACCACCGCCATCCCGTTGTTGAAGCAATGCTTGCTCAGTACGAGGAGCTCTTCGATAAAAAGGACAGTACTAAATAATTAATAGTATGCAGGTATATAATGCAATGGACCTCAAGTCCGGCAAGAAAGCGGAATATAACAAGATGGGTACGCTTACGCAGCCCATTCAGTTTTTGCCGTACAAAGAGAAAGACGATGAATGGCGCGCGTGGAACTTAGACTGGTTAGAATTCCAGGGGATGAAGCAGCTGCGCAGAAACGCTCGGAAGCTCTTGAAAAACTACAAGCTTGCTAAAGGTATTATAGACAAAACAGACTATATCATAGAGGACAGCAACGAAATGGCTGATCTGGTGGAGACGTTGATGAAAGAAGACGAATCTGCACTGGAACTGAAGTTCTACCCGATCATCCCTAACGTGATCAACGTACTGTGCTCTGAATTCTCTAAGCGTTCTTCTAAGATCATGTTCCGTGCTATCGATGACATCTCCTACAATGAGATGATCGAAGAGAAGCGCGCAATGGTTGAGCAGACTTTGTTACAAAGAGCTGAGCAGAAGATGATGATGAAGGTCCAGGAAATGGGTTTAGCCCAGGATAGCGAAGAAGCTCAACAGATGATGAGCCCTGAGAACATCAAGTCTTTACCAGAGATTGAAGAATACTTTAAGAAAGACTACCGCTCTAGTTTAGAAGAGTGGGCAACACACCAGCAGAAAGTAGACCAGGAGCGTTTCTCTATGGCGGAGCTGGAAGAGCGTGGTTTCCGCGACAGCTTAATTGCTGACCGGGAGTTCTGGCATTTTAACATGCGTGAGGACGACTACGAAGTCGAGCTATGGAACCCTCTATTGACCTTCTATCACAAATCTCCGGATTCCCGGTACATCTCTCAGTCTAACTGGGTAGGAAAGATCGACCTAATGTCTGTTGCAGACGTGATTGATAAGTACGGCTGGATGATGACAGAGGAGCAACTAGAATCCCTAGAGGCTATCTACCCAGTACGTTCAGCAGGATATATGCTAGGGGGTATGCAGAACGACGGATCTTACTACGATCCTACGCGTTCTCACGACTGGAATACACAAATGCCATCTCTGGCCTACCGTCAGCACATGGCTACGTACGACAACAAGTACAACGGTGGTGATATTGTTCAGGAGATCTTATCAGAATCTGAAGATCTATTTGATTTCGGAAACTCATGGTTGCTACGCGTAACAACGATATACTGGAAGAGTCAGCGTAAAGTCGGACACTTAACCAAGATTACAGATGAGGGTGAGATTATCCAGGATATTATCGATGAGACGTATAAAGTAACAGACAAACCTGTATACAACACTACGGTTTACAAGCAAAAGACTAAGGACAACTTACTGTTCGGAGAACACATCGAGTGGATATGGATCAACGAGACCTGGGGAGGTATTAAGATCGGTCCTAACCGGCCATCTTTCTGGGGTATGAATAACCCTGGTGGTATTAACCCAATGTACGTAGGTATCAACGGTGGAAAACCAGGACGCTTACCGTTCCAGTTTAAAGGAGATTCTACCATGTGGGGCTGTAAGCTTCCGGTAGAAGGAGCTATTTTCTCTGACCGTAATACAAAATCTGTATCGCTTGTCGACATGATGAAGCCTTACCAGATTGGATATAACATCATCAACAACCAGATTGCTGACATTCTAGTCGATGAGCTAGGTACGGTGATCATGTTAGACCAGAACGCTTTACCGCGCCACGCGCTGGGCGAGGACTGGGGAAAGAGCAACCTAGCCAAGGCTTATGTAGCGATGAAGAACTTCTCTATGTTACCGTTGGATACTTCCATCACCAACACGGAGAATGCGCTAAACTTCCAACACTATCAGGTATTGAACCTGGAGCAGACTCAGCGTCTGATGTCCAGGATCCAGCTAGGTACGTACTTTAAGAACCAGGCTTTTGAGACCATAGGAATCAATCCTCAGCGTCTTGGTCAGCAGATTGGACAGGAAACAGCTACAGGTATAGAACAGGCTGTAAACGCCTCTTATGCCCAAACAGAGATATACTTCACCCAGCATAGTGATTACCTGATGCCTCGTGTACACCAGATGAGAACTGACCTGGCTCAGTACTACCATTCTACTAAGCCGTCGATACGTCTACAGTATATGACTTCTACAGATGAGAAGATCAACTTTGAAATCGAAGGAACGAAATTACTACTTAGAGAATTCAACGTGTTCTGTTCTACAAAGACTAACGCTCGTCAGGTGATTGAGCAGTTGAAATCTTTGGCTATTAACAACAACACGACCGGTGCTTCAATCTTTGATTTAGGTAACATCATTAAGTCTGAATCTCTAGGAGAACTGACTACTGTACTTAAGGCTGCAGAAGCTAAGCAGGATGCTGCTAAGCAGGCAGAAAGAGACCAGGCTCAGAAACTACAAGAGGAACAACTGGCTGCAGCTGAGAAGCAGAAACAAATGGATCTACAAGCTCAGGCTGAACGCGATGACAAGATGATTGAGAAAGACATCACAGTCGCTGAGATCCGCGCTGCTAGTGCAACCGGTATGGTTGACCTGAATCAGAACGCTCAGAATGACTACCAGGATTTCATGGACGGCCTCCGCAAGGAAGAGCAGTACCAGGATCAGATGAATTTTAAGCGCGAACAGGAGATTAATAAGAACATGACTAACCAGCAGAAGCTGGCTTTAGAACGCGAAAGACTCCAAACACAACGGGCAGTTGAAGATAAAAAACTCGCTATAGCCCGCGAAAACAAGAACCGTTTTGATACTCCGAAAAAATAGTTTTTGGGTATAGCTATATAATCCGAAAACGACATCTACAATTTAGAGAGCTTTTAAATTTTTAGAGTTTAAAATGTTATATTCTATTGTAGAGTTCGATATAACCAACAACATCTATGAGCATAGAAACCAATGCGCAAACCAGCGTGCAAGAAATCGATTTAGACCTCGATAGCTGGTTGGGAACTCCGGGGGCGGATTCCATTATAGTACCTGCAGGCGAAGAACCAAAGACAGACGTAAAGAAGTCCGTGTTCTCGCAAAATAAAACAGACATGTCTTTTCTTGATGAGGATGAAGACAATGACGATGATGACGATACCAAAGTTAAAAAGACACCTTCTGCTGAGCAGACGGCAGCTGCGGTAAAAGATATCCTGGATGACTTCTCTGATGATAAAGATGATTTAGAGGACACGGATCCAGCACCCGCTAAGGGTGGAAGACCTAAGACAGAAAAGTCTGGCTTAGTTGAGTTTTTCAAGAAGCGTATTGAATCTAAGGAAATGTTTGCCTTCGACGATTTTGACGAAGAGAAGCAGACCCTGGATGAATACCTGGGAACATTAGGAGAGAAAGACTACGAAGAGTTATGGCAGGCTAACATCGACACCTTAAAGCAAGATGTCGCTGCTAAGACTCCACAAGAGTTCTTCGAAGCCCTTCCGGAGGAATTACAAGCTGCAGCGCAGTATGTGATCAACGGAGGCCAGGATCTGAAAGGAATGTTCCGCGCGCTTGCACAGGTAGAAGAAGTTCGTGAGTTAGATCCTTCAGAGGAATCAGACCAGGAAGCCATCGTTCGCCAGTATATGCAGGCTAAAGGGATTGCGGATGATACCATCGATGATGACATCCAGACCTGGAAAGACCTTGGAAAACTAGAAGGAAAAGCTAAGCAGTTCAAGCCGAAGCTTGACGAGATGCACGAAGAGATCATTAGCTATCAGATCGCGCAACAAGAACAGTTCAGAGCTCAGCAGGAACAAGCAGCTCAGGCTTATGTACAAAATGTATTCGAAGCTTTAAGACCAGGAGAAATTAATGGGATTAAGCTGGACCGTAAGACGCAGTCTTTACTATACAACGGTTTAACGTCTGCTGACTTTAAATCTAGAAGCGGTCAGAATACAACCATGTTAGGTCACCTATTGGAAAAGTACCAGTATACCGAACCTAACTACCCATTGATTGCAGAAGCATTGTGGTTACTAAGTAACCCAGATGAATATCGGGATAACCTGAAAAAGCAAGGTAAGAACAACGCGGTTGAGCAGACAGCTCGCCAGTTAAAGACAGAGCAGTCGAAGAAAACAGCTTCGTCTTCAAACTTCGATAACGAACAAGGTTCTACTAGAAAGATTGCGCGTAACACAAACATATTTAAACGATAACCCTAATATAATACTAACCCTTAATTAATCCGTAACATGTCGACTCCAGTTTTAAACAACGGTATATTTCTGCGCGACAACTCGTATTCAACGAGTTCTCACGTAGACTCATACCACATGACTAACATGCTGAAGTCTGCTGAACCTACTGACCTAGGTCCAGTTGACTTATGGGCAATGGCGCAAAAGGTAGAGATGCCTTTATACCAGATGTCTAGCTTCGGTGGCAAAAACGTTATTAACGTTGATAACGCCCGTGGCGAGTACAAATGGCAGATTCCTGTAGCTCAGGAACTTCCTTACATCATTGAAGATATCGAATCAGCGAATGCCACTAAAGGTATCGATGGTCAGAGCTTCAAGATTAAAATTAACAAGCGTTCTTTCGGTCATGGTGATATCATCACTTATGATAAGTACAATGGCGCTGAACTTTACATTACAGCTGACGATATTATCCCAGCAGGTGATGGCTTCATCTACACAGTTCAATTAGTGAACAACGATTCTACTAAGTTTTTGGATAACAAATATCTGAAAGTTGGTACTAAAGTATTCCGTAAAGGTTCTGCTCGTGGTGAATACGGTGAGCGTTTCTCTGACTTAGGAAGCGTGTCTTCAGGTTTCCGTGAATTCTATAACTACGTAGGTGGTGCAGAAGCTCACGTTCATTACTCTATCTCTTCTCGTGCAGACTTGATGATGAAAGGTGGAATGAAAGCAGACGGTACTGTACCGGTTGTTGAACTTTGGAGAAACTTCGAAAAAGGTTTAGATCCTTCTATCACATCTCTAGAGCAAATGGCTGCTAAGATGGGTAAGGATTATGTTAAGAAAGCTTACGATTCAGGACAACTTACTCGTACGTTCTTAACTACTCTTGAGGCTGCTCACTTGACTAAAATCTCTAACGACATCGAGACTTACTTGATGTGGGGTAAAGGAGGTCGTATCAAGCAAGACGGACCAGATGATATGCGTCTATCTGTTGGACTTTGGTCACAATTAGATAACTCATACAAGCGTATCTACAACAAAGGTTCATTCAACTTGGATCTATTCAAATCTGAGATCTTCAACTTCTTTAACGGTCGTGTGGAGTTCAAAGGACCAGATCCTAAGCGTAAGCTAGTTGTACAAACTGGTATGGGTGGTATGCGTTTAGTAAACGAGGCTATCAAGAAAGAGGCGATCAACTCAGGTTTGATCATCAACGCTTCAGAAATCGGTGCTATCACTGGTTCTGGAATGGACTTGAACTTCGGATACGCGTATACTCAATACGTTATTCCATTCTTGGCTAACGTACAGTTCGTGTTGAACCCTGCGTTCGATAACATCCACACTAACGATATTGAGAATCCTATCATCGATGGTTTCCCATTATCTTCTTACAACTTCATCATTTTTGATATCACAGATAATACTAACGACAACATCTTCTTGTTGAAGTTAAACTGGGATAATCAGTTGAAGTGGTGGTATCAGAACGGTACTATGGACTATATGGGCCGTACTCAAGGCTTCCAGTCTTCTGGTCAGTTCAATGGTTACCGAGTTATGATGACTCAAACAATGCCAGCTGTATGGGTTAAAGACCCAACTAAGGTGTTGAAAATTGTTATGAGAAACCCAGTTACTGGCGGATCATTCTAATCATAGGTGTACTCCTGGGGATGTAAAAAGTCCCCAGGTCTATACTTGAGCAGAGTAGTTGGACTATCGGGATCGTACCCTGGTCTGCTCACTATTAACCAACCTAAAA